ATGGCCCATGTGTACTTGTGGAAATTCGCTTTTTTCAGCCGGAGGCGCTCTTTCAGCTTCAGGTTGTATGTGTTACCGGATGATCCGGTGTATGTCACTTTTACATTCATGCAAATTGCACCCCCATGTCGCGGAGGACGCGCCCAAGTTCGCGTTCCCCTATCTGCAGTGTGATGCTCTGCCCCTCTGCTCCTGCCCGGACCGCATTGTATATCGCTTCCGGATCAATGTTCGGCATGTTGCTGAGGTCTACGCTCTGCCGGATCGTGCTTCCCAGGGCTCCTCTGCCGGATACATCCAGTGGATCCACATAAGTATCAACGCTTGCTGCCTGCGCCAGCTGAGCCGCCTGTGCTCTAACCACAGGCACTCCTTTATGCATGGCGTCAGCAAAGTTCTGTGCAAGGTGCATGCCCCATACATCATCGTGTCTCAACGGGCCTTCTTTTGGCGTCGAGTGTTTTAATGGTGCGGCAGCTGCTCTTGCGGCTGCCTGTGCTGCTGCTCTTATGGATGGAATTTTAGCCCTGATGCCCGATGCGAGGTTTTCACCAAGGTGCTGTCCCCACGATCGTGCAGATGATGTGCTCACACTGTTGATTCCGTCTCTTCCGGCATTGGCCACGGAACTTCCTGCGCTTCTTGCGGACCCTTTTTTGCTCTTGATTCCCTCCGCAAGTGCATCTCCGAGACCTGTGCCAGCGCTCCTCGCGGTTCCTTTCGCGCTGTTTGCTCCGGACTTCACGCCATCACCAGCCGCCTTGCCAACTTCCCTGCCGGCACTGCTCACAGTGGATCTCGCGCTGCTCACTCCCGTTTTCAAAGCTGTTCCAACTCCTTTACCTGCTGTCTGCGCCGCGGACCTCTGAGCATTTGCGCCTGTTGCCGTCTGTTTTGTTTCTGTTCCTACTGCTCTCGCCGCTGATCCAACACCGCTTTTCGTGCTGTTGAGTGCTGTTGCAACTCCTGTCCCGAGAGTTCTTGCCGCGGATGATGCCGCTGCCTTTTGTGCAGTTATCGCTGTACCCAGCTGTTTCGCTTCCGCACCTGTTGTTTTTGCTGTATTTCCAAAAGAGCTCTTCTGCCCCTGCATGGAGCTTGCCGTCGCTTTTACGATATCGCTTCCGCTCTTCTGCGATGCAGCCTTCTGTGCGGTAATGTTCTTCGGGAGCTTGCTGGCCTCCTTTGTTATATTGTCTACGGATTTGCCTATCGCCCCGCTGCCACTGTTTAGCCCTGTTGCAAGGCCGTTCACGTCATTGGTTGCGAGCGGTTCGAGTCTTCCTGTTCGTGCCGCGATCGATGTGTACAGGTCGTCATATGTTCCGGCAATCGTTCCGATGTTCTGCTGTAAAGCAGGCTGTCCGGAGATTACGGCATTTGCAATGCCCTGACTTCCTGTATTTGTTGTCTGCTGTGCCGTCGACATATCTGTGCTGATCGCCTGGTTCATCGCATCGAGGCCATAATCTGCAGCTGTTGTAGCATTTGCTGTTGCTGTCGCTATATCCGTCGACAGCTGAGACATGGTGCCATAATCCTGCAACAGTGTTTCCAGATCAGCATCTCCGCTCTGGAACGCGTCGACAATCGCCTGGAGCTCCGGAGACATTTCCGTCCCGGCTGATACGATCGAGTTGACCATCGCCTGGAAATTCTCATCCGTCGCGTATCGCTCGCTCTCCATGAGGGTTTTGGCATTGTCGTTCCAGTTCTGGTAGGATTCGACGTGCTTATGGAGGTTCTTTGCCATCTCCTCCACGGAGGTTTTTTCCGCTTCTTCCAGCTCGTCAAACAATCCCTTTTGTCCCATCACAGACTCTTTTGTCTGCTCATAGGTTTTGTCCCATGCTTCTGAGATCTTATTCGCGGTATCCTCAAGTGCATTGCCTGCGGAGTCCGCAGAATCCGCGGCTCCTTCGATAGCTGTTCCAAATGTGTCCGACGCTTCTGTGGCTGTATCAGACGCTTCGCTTGTAAGCCCCAGGCTTGCGGCATACTGGTCAAGGCGTTCCTGCGTCCGCGTCATTGTTTCTGTGAGTGCTGTCGATTCCTCGTTTGCGCTCGTGATAGATGCATCGAGTTTTCCCGCTTCCTCCGATGCATTCTGCTGTGCGGTCGCGTACTGGTCCATGGCAGACGCTGATTCCACCATCACCCCGTTAATATTCACAACCGTGTCATTTACTGCATTCTGTGCATTTTCAAGTCTCGTCGACGCAGCTACTACTTCGTCTTGCGTAGCTGTGCTGTCTTCAAGCACAGCATTGTAGTTTTTATGTGCCGCCGCAAGTTCATCCTGCTCAGCTTTGAGGGCCGCCTGGATCTCCGCCTGCTTGTTCGCTGCTTCTCCGGCTTTCCCCATCACTTCAGCTTTTTTATCTTCCGCTTCAATGACTTTTTTCTCGATCTCGACGAGCTTGTCCATCTCCTCCTCGAGAATCTTGTTGTATGCTGCCGCTTTTGCCTGTTCTTTTAACTGCTTGATATTTTCCTTCAATGCAGTTGTGGACATATTCAATTCGCCGGTCGTGTCGTCGATTGCGAGTCCAAGTTCCGGATATATCGCGTTGAGCTTCCCGACCAGAGCCCTCATTTTTGCCTGCTCTGCTGTTGTCTTGTTGGTTTTTCCTGCAAGGCCCGTAAGCTCATCCGCGTATTTCTCTGCAAGCCTTGCGGCCGCTTCCGTTTTGGCGATGGAGTCGTCATGTTTGGCGTTCATCTTTTCAATCCCGCCAACTTCGTTTTCGAGCGCCTTCCTGGCGCCCTCTGCACTGTTGATCGTCTCGCTCATTTCTGCGTTGAGCTGCGATACTCCATCTTTGCCTCCGCCGACCGCTTTGTTGAGCGCGAGTACTGCGCCAACTGCGAGGCCCACTCCGGCGGCTACTCCAACAACCGGGAGCGCTGTCATTGCTGCGCCGAGAATCCCGACACCCGCGCCGGCGCCCTCTGCCGCTGCGGTCAATCCGCCGACGACTTCAATGACTTTTCCGACAGTTCCGTAGATTTTGCCCCCTGCCGTGATCAGGTTTCCTGCCGTCGTAACCACTGGACCAGCCGCGGCCGCCAAGGCAGCCATCTTGATGATCTGGTCTTTCTCCGATTCGTCCAGCTGGGAGAACCAGTTGACGATGTCCTGGACTTTCTCGACCGCTTTGCTGACATACGGAATCAGCTGCTCGCCAAAGGAAATTCCCAGTTCTTCAACCTGTGACTTGAGGATCGTTACCTGCCCGGCAAGGTTGTCCTGCATGGTCTCTGCCATGCGCTTTGCAGTTCCGTCGCTCTTGTCAACCGCCTCTGTCAGCTTTTCAAAATCCTTGTCAGATCCATTAACAACTGCCAGCCATCCTGCCATGGCATTTTTGCCAAAGATAGCCGATGCCGCGGCGGCCTGTTCCGTCTCTGACATATCCCCCATCTTTTTTCTGAGAGACACCATGGTCTCACGGAGATTTACAGATCCGTCGTTGTTCTCGACCAGTGCTATGCCATACTTATCCATGTACGACTTCATCTGCTTTGTGGGCTTCGCGAGGTTTGTCAGTCCTGTCCTGAGCGCTGTACCCGCATTTGATGCCTTAATGCCCGCATTCGCCATCAATCCGACAGCAACCGCAGTATCTTCCATTGAAGCACCAAGGGCTCCCGCAACCGGCGCTGCATACTGGAACGTTTCGCCCATCATCGCGACGTTGGTGTTGGCGTTTGATGATGCCGCCGCCATGATATCGGCGAGCCTTCCGGAATCTTGTGCAGATTTTCCGAAAGCCGTGAGTGCGTCCGTAACAATGTCAGACGTTGTGGCGAGATCTTCTCCGGATGCCGCTGCGAGGTCCATGATGCCCTCGACACCGCTGAGCATGTCGCCCGTCTTCCAGCCTGCCATGGCCATGTAGTTCATGGCCTCTGCCGCTTCGGATGCCGAGAATTTGGTCTGAGAGCCCATCTCCCTGGCTTTTGTCCGGAGCTGTTCCAGATCTGAGCCGGTTGCTCCTGACACAGCCGCGACTTTGGACATAGACGAATCAAAATCTGCAGTCACCTTGACTGCGGCCGCTCCCATGGCCACGATCGGTGCCGTGACATGTGTCGTCATGGTCTTGCCGACAGAGGATACTGCCTTGCCCACGTTCTGGATCTTGGCTCCGGTTGCCTGCATGTCCTGGCCAATCGCCTGCAACTGGTTCGGTGTGTTCCGGAGCTCGTTATTGAGATTGTTGAGCTCGGTCCTTGCATTTGCTACAGCCTGCCTCCAGCGCATCGCCTGGTTGCTGTTCTCGCCGTATTTTGCAGTTGCCTTGTCGAGCATGTTGTTGGCCTGGGCAACTCTCTGCTCCTGCAGGGCGATCTGGTCTTTGAGTGCTTTTGTCTGCTGTGCAGCTTTCTGCTTCGCAGTGGTGTCGCTATCCCACGCAGACTTCATGGTCTTCATTTCGGCGTGAAGCGTTTTGGTCTGCGTGATGATGCTGTTCATCTGCGCTCTATATTCGGCTTCCCCTTCTATGCCGATCCGAGGTCCAATGTCGTATGCCATGGTCAATTACCTCAATGCAAAAAATTCGTCAAAACTCATTTTCGGTGCTTTTTCTTTAGCGCCGCCGTTATAGATAGCGAGGCAAGAGATCAGGTCGAGCATTTCCCCGTAGGGTGTCAACATGGTCTCCTGCCTCGTCATGTTCAGTTCATGGCCGTAAAATATGAACCACGAGCGATTCAGTTTCCTTTTCCGGCGGCTTTTGTTTTTCCCGGCGCCGTCTCCACTGTGCGCTCGGAGTTGAGCTTAATCTGTGCGTCAACCGCTGCTTCAATCTCTTTGTACTCGTAGTAGGGGAGCCTGGCGATGTCAGCTCTTCTGAGCACCGGTTCTTTAATGCCGTTTTCCTTGTTGAACTCGCGGTTCATGATGATCGCGAGCTCAATTGTTGCGGTGGCTTTTCCGACTTCCGGATGCTTGATGATAAAATCTTCGTACTCGCAGTGAGCCTCCACGTCGTAAAAAAGTCCGTACTCTTTCCCGTTAATCAGCATGTCATTTCTCCCTTCGGTGTGTTGTCTTTCCTGGATCAGCCTTCTCTGCCATCATTGTCAGAACTTTCAGAGTTGGAGTTGCTGGTGATATTGAATGCCTCTTTAATCATTGCCTCTGCAGCTTCCTCTGTTTCGCAATTCTTGCCCACGCGTCTCCACTTGTGCTTAGCATCTCCGCCGCGCTTAAGCGTCGCGCTCAGTTCGGTGGTCTGCCAGTCAATCTCCTCTTCCTGGGTGGCTGCACTGATAGGGATCTGGGAGAACACTGCTCTCACGAGGATGTAGGGGATGTAGCTTGTGACGCCACCGCTCATAACCCTGCGGATAAAGCCGATTCCAACTTCAGGGATCTTCTGTTCATCGTCATAGTCCATCCATCCATTCACGATCTCAGGAAGGCCCATCACCAGCCTCTCCGCAACCGTCTTCAGGCCGTCGACGGTGAGGCCGATTGTGCCGCCGGTGAATTTACCGGAATCAGACTCCTCTTCCTGGTTATCCGCATAAAAGTTGTTATCTTCGCTGGACTCCGGCTCGACACTCACCTCAACGCCGCGGGCGAGCGACTGGCCATTGGAGTATGTGATAACGCCGTCTTCGCACGTGTAAAGTGCAACATAAGGCTTGGAAAAGCCTGTGGTTACCTGTCCTGCTGCCATATTTTCTCCTTTCAGGCCTTCCGGCCGTCCGAATGCTGATTACTGCATCCGCTTTTTTGCTTCTTCGTCAAAGGCTTTTGCAATTTCTGCCTCTGCCTTTTTTCTGGATGATGTAACAGCCTTTCGCATGAAGGGCTGTTTGGCCATCCAGCTTGTTCCTGATTCACACGATCTCGCTACCAGTGCATTCGGCACGCCTTTCGGATACGTTTTCGTCTTGTGGCTCCCGTATCCGTCAAAGCCTGCCTTTGTATTGATATATCCGGCATCATTCCGCATCGGAGCAAGGCCGAATGATTCTGCGAGATCGTGTTTTTCCTGTTCCGTCGGGCCCGGAGCCTTATGTCCTCCGCTGTATCTCACTCCATCTTCACGAGTATTGAGGCTGTTGATTCCCGCTTTTACCGCGTCCGCAATCACTGCGGCACCCGGATAGATGCTTCTTTCAATGATTGTTTCCGAGTCTGTGCTGAGTTTCTCAATCGCTCGTATATAGTCATCCAGGCCCCTGAATGTTATCTTGGCCATCTCTCACCTCACGGCTGGTTCTCAACCTGGAAGAGCCACTCATAGTGAATGTATCTGGTTTCTTCCTCGTACTGCACCTGATTGAGCGTCCAGGCGAAGCCAGCAGCGTTGAACGCGCTCTGGAAGGCATCCGGAGCAGCATCGTCATCATCCTTGGTAAAGTAGTCGATCGTGCCCTCTATGGTCTGGCCTTCCTTCTTGTTGTCGCTCTGTATGCTCCCCGCTTCTCTGCCCTCTGCCCACACGCAGTATTTGTCCGCCTGCTCCATTGCTTCATAGTGGCCGACGTTCTCGGTGACGCTCAGCAGGGCGTCTCTTACTCTGTCAAGGCACGATAGCATATTCATCACCTATCCTTTCCAGGGTGAGGCGCGTGATCTGCAGGCCTTCTTCATCGTGTGTGCGCTGGACCATCCTTATGCGGTACTGCGAGTCGTCTTCTTTCACCGCGATCTGCGAATCAGTGTCAATCCACCACCAGTCAGGGATAGAGAGCACATCGTCTATTCTCTGATCAGCCTGCAGTGCGGTGTAATATCGCGTTATGCCGAGTTCGCCATACCCAAAGCAATGCCTCTGCGGTTCCCCGCTGAGCACGGGCTTCGGCTTCTTCCCGGCTTCCTCCGCATTTGTGATCGTGAAGATCCTCACGATTCCATCATCAAATGTCATTCGCTCACCGTCGCCTCCTTTGCTTTCTGGGATACCAGGATGTTGTTCAGCTGCCATCGCAGGAACCGGGGCATTGCCGTCTCTGTCCCTGCACGTTTGCGGAAGAGATATGCTGCATAGTCGATCACACAGTTTTCATAATCTGCTGTGCCATCATCCTTGATACCCTCGCGGTTTATGGCCGCTTCCCCCGCAGTCAGCAGATGCATCAGGTATTCGTCATTCGCCGCCGTGAACTGCCTCTGCAGGCTGTGCTTTAAAATATTCAACCTTGCAGTCATTTTTCATCTCCTCTCGCCCTCCGAAGGATGACTGAGCATTGCCCAGGCAGTGTTCAGTCATCCCGGTTTAAGCTGCTTTTATGATCAGGCAGATGTTACTGTCACCGCGCAGACTGCAGTGCAGGTTCCGCAGGTCGCCGTAATGGTCGCATTGCCCGCTGCCACACCGGTGACAAGGCCGGATTCAGAAACAGTAGCCTTTGTCGCGTCGGAAGTGGTCCATGTCACATCTGCGTCGACAGGGAGAGTCTTCGCGGTCAGCTGCACGGTCTTGTTGGCCTTGACGGATGCGGTCGCTGTCAGCAGGATGCCGGTAACGCTGTTTGCAACGTCAGGGACGAAGGTCATGGCATCGGTAGGAGTGACGCCGTTGATACCGATTGCAACGAATGCCTCTGCCACCATGGGTTTGCCGTCGTAGCGGGCAGTGCCCTTGTAAGCCATCATGTCATCCGCAAAGAGGAAGTGCTCGGACTGGCCGAACTTGACTCCCTTGCGCTCTGCCATCATGTAGAGATTGTCGTAACCAGCGATAATCACGTTGTCGGGGATAAAATCAAGAGACTCGATCTGTCCGCCGATGACAGGCATTGTGGCGCCGTCAGGGCTGATGCTGGAATAGACATTGCCTGCAGCATTGATGTTCATGGCCTCGACGAGCATGGTGTTGTAAGTCGTGTCATTCATTGCCCAGAACTTTCCGCCGCGGGAGAAGGCGTTCTTGGTCTTACCGAATGCTCTGGCCAGAGACTGGAACAGCTTGATACCGGTGCTGTCTGCCTGAGAAACAGTGATGACGTTGGATGTGTGCAGGTCTGTCCAAGGACGGGCAGTAGTCGGATAATCTGCAGGCTGTGCGGTCTGGCAGAGTCTGGTCACGATACCGAGAGGCATCTTTGTGCCGGTGCCGTAGAATCCAGCCTTGTCATATGCATAGCCGATGCCGCGGCCGAGCTTGTTGAGCACGTCCTGTGCGAGGTTGATGTCAGAATCCTCGATCAGTGCGATCGGGAGCTTGACGATTCCGCCCAGCTTGTAGCCGTCGATCTCGAGGTCGTAGTATCCGAGTTCGACCTCATTAAGGCGGCCGTACATCTCGGTCCATACTGCTTCCGGGAAGCCTCCATCGATCCTGACACGGCCTGTGCCGGGAACATTGGGACCGTAGAAGTGCTTCATCATCTTGGAATTCTCTTCTACGATCTGGAAGAGCATAGGGAGCATGATCTCCGGGATCAACACCTGTGCATTGCTGACGCTACCGGCGTCGCGTCTGTTGGCCATTGTTCTGATGGCGCCCAGGAAAGAGCGAACCTGCTCATCCTCGAAGAATTTGTGCCGCTCCATGATGTTCATATCTGCGAATCTGGTGACGATTCTTGTGGGCATAGTATCTACCTCCCTTGCTTCTTTTCCGCCCTGGTCAACAGCTCTCTTCTGCTGACCCTGGGTCTTGCTTCTCTGTTTCTCCTCTTCGGTCGCGAGCTGGCCTTCCATCTCGGCAATCTCGCCCTCAAGGTCTGTGATCGCGCCGTCATTGGCTTCCTGGTCTGCGGTCAGTGCCTCGACCTCTGCCTCAACGGTTGCTCTCTCTTCATCTGTGCTTTCCTCGGTAATCTCTCCGATTGCCGCCTCCAGCTCCGCCTCGCGTGTCTGGAATTCTTCAGCTTTTGCTCTCAGCTTCTCCAGCTCTGCTTTCTTGGCATCAATCTTTTTTCTAAGCATGAGCGCTTTCA